CCAATTCAAAAGTTCTTAGCTAGAATTGAACAACAACCAGAATTAAATAAACCTATTGCAATGACTTTGCCAAGAATGGCATTCGAAATGACCTCAATTCAGTATGATCCATCAAGAAAAGCAAATATTACTCAAACATTTAAAGCTTCAGATGGAAATAATTTTAAAAAAGTATTTTTACCAGTTCCATATAATATTGGATTTCAACTTAATTTGATCAGTAAATTGCAAGATGATGCTTTACAGGTTATAGAACAAATATTACCATATTTTCAACCAGCATTCAACTTAACTGTAAATTTAATAGATTCAATTGGAGAAAAAAGAGACATACCAGTTGTTTTGGATAGTGTATCTTTTACTGATGATTATGAGGGTGATTTTTCTACAAGAAGAATATTAATTTATACCTTTAACTTTACAGCAAAAACTTATCTCTTTGGTCCAATTGCTGATAGTACTGATGGACTTATTCGTAAGGTTCAAGTTGATTATTATACTGGAACAGATACTCAAACTGCTAAGAGAGAGATGAGATATACTGTTACTCCCGATCCAATAGATGCTGAACCATATGAAGACTTTGGATTTAATGAATCAATAGAGATGTTCTTTGATGGTAAAGAATATAGTCCAACACAACAACAAGACATAGACTATATACAAAGTGGTAGTGGAACTGCTAATGAAGGTCCTATGCCCTTTTAATTATGAAAAATAACTATGAAAATTTGGATTCTACTTTTAACATTGAAAGTAAAATTGTTGAGGTAGAGAATGTAAATGATCAACTCAATATTTCTCCATTAAAACCAGATGACATTCAAAAAGATTATGAGTACACTCGTGCTAATTTATACTCTTTAATTGAAAAGGGGCAAGAGGCAATTAATGGAATCATGGAACTTGCTGGAGAAGGTGGAAGTTCAAGAGCATATGAAGTTGCTGGACAACTCATAAAAAGTGTTGGAGATGTAACAGATAAATTAATAGATTTACAGAAAAAACTTAAAGAAGTCGAAGAAGATACCATCAAAACGACAACTAATACTACGAATAATGCTATTTTTGTTGGTTCAACTTCAGAATTATCAAAATTACTCAAGCAAGGTTTTCTAAATAATAAAGAGTAACTTTTTAATTCTGTGAATAAGTTAAAGTCCCATAAAACAGTTGAACAAATTGCCAAGAAACATCGCCTTGAAGTTTCTTTTGTGAAGAATCAACTTAAAATGGGAATTCCTATTGAGCATGAACACACAAAAGATAAGGATCTTGCTACTGACATTGCTCTTCAACATCTTGATGAAATTCCCGATTACTATACACGACTAAAAAAAATGGAATCCTCAGCAAAGAAATCGCATAAAAAATATAAGGATGTTACTGAAGGAAAAAAAATGAAAGGTGAAGATCCTTGTTGGAAGGGATATCAGATGGTTGGTAAAAAGAAAAAAAATGGTAAAGAGGTTCCAAATTGCGTTCCAGTGAAGGAAGAAAATGGAATGATGAGATATTGCCCCAAATGTCAAAAAGATGAGACTCGTTCAGAGTGTAAGTATGGTCCAAAATTCTGGGATATGTATTCTTTACCAAAAACTTTGGGTAAAGATTATCATGCAAATTCGCCTCATCCAGGAAACTTTCCAGAATCTTATGATCATGAGCATTCGATGGCAAGATCAGAACTCTCAACTATTGCATCTGCAGTAAAAAGACTTAAGAAAAAAATGAAAGGTGAAGGAAATATAGAAGCATGGGTTCAATCAAAGATTACTAAAGCAGCAGATTATCTTGATACTGCAGCGGATTATGTTGATAGTGGTGAAATGAAAGAGCAGGTTGCAGGTACTGATTCTCCAGCAGATAACCCAAATATTGAAAGATTTAGTACAGCAATTAAAGCAATTGGAAAAAGAAAACTACCAGATTCTCAAAAAATAGGTGCTCTTAAACAAGCTGCACAAATATATCGTGGTATGCGTGAAGAAATTAGTTTTGAAATCGGTTCTGGTCATAAACAGGTACAAAAACAGGCAAAAATTAGAAATCTTGCAGAGAGAACTACTAACCAAAATGAAAAATCTGCTGCACAAAGAAAACTTTCTGGACCTTCATTACCTCTTGCAGATTCTTACGAATACTCAAATTGGAGAGTAGAATTTGGATTATCTGAAGATTGGCAAAAAGTAAATCGTAAAGATAAGACCGATGGATTAAGTCAAAAAGCAGTTAATGCTTATCGTAAAGAAAATCCAGGTTCAAAACTTCAAACTGCAGTAACTGAAAAGAATCCAAAAGGAAAAAGGGCAGGGCGTCGTAAAAGATTCTGTAGTCGTATGTCTGGAATGAAGGACAAACTCACTTCTGCAAAAACTGCAAGAAATCCGGATTCAGATATCAATAAAACACTACGTCGTTGGAACTGTAACTAAAATGAAATCATTTCAACAGTTTATTTCAGAAAGCATCAATATTGCCGGAGATTTTAACGGCAATCTTTATATGAATTCTTCCGAACCAGAAACGGCAAACGAATCTTTTCTTGCTGATGTAGTTTGGAAAGGAAGATTATATCGCATGGAAGTTGAAGGTAAAATGATGAACAAGAATGAACTTGCTGAACAACTTCAAAGAGAATATCCTGGGGCAATTGTTCATAACATTTACCCAGTAACAGAAAATTCATTAACAGTTAAAAACGCACAAAGATACAGACCAGAAAGATTATCATGGAGTGATTGATTCATGGCACAATTTAATAAGAATGAACAAGATTTCCTGAATCAGGAAAGAACACTGTTTGAAGTGAATATGATCGCCAATAAGAATGGCGAAGTCGTTACAATTGATAATCCATTTCCAGTATCTCTTGGAAGTTCCAATATTACTATTAATGGTAATATTACAATTCCAGGAATAGTAACAGTTACAAGCACTCCAGATAATCCAGTTCATAATCACATAGTTGAAGTTGGGACAGGTGGAACATTAACAACTCCATATCTTCCAGTCGGTATTTCTACATTACTGAATACTGTAGGTATTGGAACCACTGGGCAAGTATCAATCAACCTCAACAATTCACCAGTCAGCACCACAAATCCATTTCCTGTTACTGGAAATATTGATATTGAATTACCACCAATAGCAACTGATGCATTTGGTCGTTTAAGAACTTCAACACCACTTACACTTTTTGATAGTTCCCACAGATACAGGGACAATAATCTTTGGAGTAGTCTAGTTGTTGGTACTGGTTCAACAGTTGGATTTGTAACTGCACAAGGTTTAGTAAATTTAACTGTTGGTGTTGGAAGCACCGCATCAATCATCAGAGAAACGACAAAAGTATTCTCATATCAACCAGGAAAGTCATTAGAAATTTTAACTACTTTTGTAATGAACCCAGCAAAAGCAAATCTTCGCCAAAGAGTAGGATACTTTGGTGCAGATAATGGAATGTATCTGGAACTTGATGGAAGTAGTTTATATTTTGTAGAAAGAACTTATGTTCCGGGAATTACAACAGAAACAAGAGTAGCACAAGCAGATTGGAATATTGATACGATGCTTGGTGCAGGGCACCGCAATCCATCAGAGGTCACATTAGATATTAGTAAGGCACAAATTCTTTGGATGGATATTGAATGGTTGGGACTTGGAACAGTTAGATTGGGTTTTGTAGTTGATGGTAAGTTTATTCATTGTCATTCATTTCATCACGCAAATAGAATTAACACAACTTACATCACAACAGCATCACTACCTTTAAGATATGAAATTGCTAATACGGGAATTACAACCAGTGCAAGCACACTCAAACAAGTTTGCTCTACTGTAATTTCAGAAGGTGGATATGAACTTCGTGGATTGCAGCAAGCAATAGGAACACCAGTTCAAACACCAGTTGATTTAACAACAGCAGGAACTTATTATACAGTTTCATCAATTCGTCTTAAAACAACGCCAAATAGATTAGATGCAATTGTAATTCTAACTGCACTTTCTATTTTAGGTATTACAAACAATGCAACCTATAACTGGCAAGTAAGAGCAAGTGGAACGTCTAATGGTGGAACTTGGACTGATGCTGGTCTAGATAGTGCTGTTGAATATAAGATTGGTGGAGGAACTTATACTGGCGGAAGAATACTAGCATCTGGATATACGTATGGTTCCAATCAAGGTTCATCATCAGTAGATATTCTTAAAGAGGCATTATTTAAGTTTCAGTTGGAAAGGGATGCATTAACAGGAACACCTTATGAACTTTCTATTGTATGTGCTTCTAATGCTAATGGTGCAGATATTCACGCTTCTATGGACTGGGAAGAAATTAGTAGGTAACAACTATGTCTGATAATATCTATTTGGGAAATCCAAACCTGAAAAGGGCAAATACACAAATACAATTCACTGAAGAACAAATCATTGAATTCTTAAAGTGTAAGGAAGATCCTGTTTATTTTGCAAAGAATTATATCAAGATTGTTTCTCTGGATCATGGTCTTGTTCCGTTTGAAATGTATCCATTTCAAGAGAAACTTGTAAAGAACTTCCACGAAAATAGATTTAACATTTGTAAGATGCCACGGCAGACTGGTAAATCAACCACCTGCGTATCCTACCTGCTCCACTATGCCGTGTTTAATGATAATGTGAATATTGCTATCTTAGCAAACAAAGCATCTACTGCAAGGGATCTTTTGGGAAGATTGCAACTTGCATATGAGAATCTACCGAAGTGGATGCAGCAGGGTATTATATCATGGAATAAAGGATCACTTGAAT